TTTACAGACTTTGATTTGCAGGAGCGAAAGATTTCTTATGGATCAGCTGGTTACGCAATGCAGTTCATGCTCAACCCCAACCTTGCTGACCTTGACCGTTACCCTCTTAAGCTTGGTAACTTGGTTGTGCAAGATATTGACCCAGATGTTGCACCAGAGAAGCTAGTATGGGCGCAGACACCTGAGCTTGAATGGGAAAGGCTTCCCAATGTAGGAATGAGAGGCGACCGCTTCTACAGACCGATGAAGATTCTAGGGGATATGATACCTTATACTGGTTCAGTTATGTCCATCGACCCCTCTGGTAGGGGTAAGGATGAGACTGGATACGCTGTAGTAAAGATGTGCAACGGCACTCTGTTTGTTCCAGAAGCTGGTGGACTCAAAGGTGGTTACGAAGAACCTACCTTGCTAGAACTAGTCCGTATCGCTAAGAGGAACAAAGTGAACGCTGTTATCACTGAGAGTAACTTCGGTGATGGTATGTTCACCCAACTTATAACGCCCATATTTAGCCGAGAATACCCAGTCAGTCTTGAAGAGGTACGTCACCATCAACAGAAAGAGAAACGGATCATAGACACCCTTGAGCCTCTTCTAGCAGCTCACAGACTTGTTATAGCACCCTCTGTTATTGAGAACGACTATAAGACTGCACAAGGCTATCCAGCAGAACAACAACTTAGGTACATGATGATGTACCAGTTAACAAGACTTACAAGACTCAGAGGAGCTTTGAGGAACGACGATAGACTTGATGCTCTTAGTATAGCTTGCAACTATTGGGTAGAACAAATGGCTCAAGATGCAGACATGAAGATTAAGGAACGAAGAGATGACCTAGCCTCTAAACAACTAGATGAATTCATGGATGCCTACTATAAGAGAACAACTAGATCACAGTCCTCTTGGATATAATATATATAATATATATAATATATAAGGTCTAGTTCTTGACTTAGAATTAGGTCTGTAGGAGACGAGGTCTCCATCTCTAGTTCTAGCACCATCTCGTATTAGTATATAATAATTATAAGAGCCATTCAAAACCTGTCAACACCTTATGTCGGATAATCCTTTACAACAGATTCAAGCCATTGCAGGTGAACACTTTGAGAACTACTTTATTATGGTAGTTCACCCAGAGATGGAGATGGAATATGTCTATGATAACGTCTATGCAGCCAGAGGATTGCTAGAAATGGCTAGGGATGAGCTGGTAGAGACCACATTCGAGTGTCTAGATGATGACGATATTGACTGGGAAGATGCTTGGAGCGACGAAATAGATGACGAAGATAGTGAATTTTAGCTTGCAATTTGAAGGTTAGGGCTGCATATTGCTAGAGCATAATTTCAACGTGTGTGTGTTGTTATATGTGTGGGGGAGTCATTGCTGATTATTTGGTGGTGGCTCCCTTTTCTTCCATTGTGGCTCCTGTGCGCCCTCTCGTTCTTTTTTTTTAGTAGACCCCCTGCGCCTCTGGCTTCCCTCGTAGTCGCTAATTCCCTTCCCATTTGGGTCGGTGCGTAATTCAGGGGGTGTTTTCCTTTTTCAATCGCTACGGCGTCCGCGAGTTCATGCAGTAATATCTATAACCCTGCTAAGAATAGTAACTAGATTGCGCTTCCGTACTACCTAGAATGTCAGGTCGATTGAATTACTTTTTGTATGCCCCTCGTTCTCCCTCTCCAGTCCACAGCGGCTGTGAAGGAGCTTGGGGTTTCTTTTTTGTTTTTGTTACAAAAATGTGAGAGGGTTTATATACGTGTGATTTACCGCTAACCCCCCATACACCCTTTCAGGGTGAGGATTGGCACAACTTTTGTCACAGAAAGGTCTAAAGACCTTTGTTTATCGGCATTGCAACGGATTATAAATCCGATATCGCTTGTCAAACGCACAAGGAAGGCGTGTTTGAAAGCTTTCGGTGTGGTTCATTCATCTTTTTCTACACAGATGTTTTTTGTCTTAAAGAGCGAAGCTCTAGCACCTCTCCAGCATAAGACTTTTAAAGTCTTGAGGCGCACTGCGTCCGTCATCATTCCGTAGGCATTATACGGTCGCTGAACCTGATCACGCACGAGGCAAAACTTTCTCCAAAACTTTTTTCATCTTTTCGTATGGTATCCTGTGCATTATGCGTACGATACCGTGCAGGAAAAAAAGTCCTGATCGCACGAGACAACTTGACAAGGTTGTTATAATGAAAGCGGCAAATCACTCCGATCACTGCCAAGCCAAGCAAGGCACAACACACAATCCAATCATACACAATTATGCATAACGACACACAAATCGACGCTAACGGCGGTTCTTACTACGTAATCTCAGCTTTTGGATGGGCAAAAGATAAGAACCCTTTCAGGGCTTTCATGAAGCTTGCGGAGGACGGCTCAATCACAGGTAGCTTTCCTAAAGCTAAAGACCGCAAAGCTAACGGTGAACTCTGTAAGAGAACTGACACTGCGATATTCGTTTACTACGTAGTCGACGATTCCAAGGTGAAGGCGTTTAACTGGTTTCGACCAGTTGATGAAAACAACAAGCCTCTAGGCACTCTTGTCTACGGTGGCGATGATAACTGCGAATTGGCAGCACGGTTATTGATCCAAGACTAAGGCTCACCTAGTCTACGCAGATCATCTTTGACAAAAGTAAAGCAGCGACTCTCGCCAAAATTCAATTGCCTAGCTTCGGCATAACACAGGAAGCAACACACATTATGAAAATCACCGTCAACACCGAATTACTTTCAGTAAATGCCGATGCTAAAACTAGCAAAGGCTCTAACGCTGGATACCTTACAGGTATTCTTTACCTTGCTCCAGCTAACGAAGCTTCACCGAAGGTCAACGTCTGTCCGTTTGCCTCCGAAGGCTGCAAGGCGGTCTGCCTATACAGTGCTGGACGAGGCAAGATGGACTCCGTAGTCAAAGCACGAGTTGCCAAAACCTTAAGGTTTCTCGAAGATCCGAAGGCTTTCGTAGAACAGTTGGCAATCGACGTTCAGAAAATCATTAACAAGGCGGCTAAGGTGGGTATGATACCCGCCATTAGACTCAACGGCACTTCCGACCTTCCATGGGAAAAGCTTAAAGGCAAGCTCGGAGTGTCACTGATGGAACGGTTTCCAAGCGTAGCTTTCTACGACTACACGAAGAACCCTAACCGTGCTATTGCCTATGCCGAAGGCAAGATGCCAGACAACTACCACCTTACTTTCAGTAAGTCCGAGTGTAACGACGAAGCTGTTGCTAAAGTGGTTGCAGCAGGCGGTAACGTCGCTGCAGTTTTCAGCACGAAGAAGGCGGATGAACTGCCTATGTGGCACGAAGATATTCCTGTTGTCGATGGTGACAAGACTGACCTACGGTTTAACGACCCAAAGGGTGTCTTCGTAGGACTTCGAGCTAAAGGCGATGCACGAAGTGACCGCTCTGGCTTCACCATCATACTTGACTAAGGCGAAACGGTCGTAAGACCGTCTGGCGGTAACCTTCCGTCACTGACGAGCCTGTCAGCTACACACAATCCAATCCTACACACTTATGCAATCAGTAAAAAATCGCACTATCGACAAGTCAAAACCTGTAAAGGTTTACTGGAATCTACACCGCAAATGCTACTCCGTGCAACAGAACGGGCTAGTAGTGGGTCATACTGACAGCATCGAACTCCGTGATGTTACCTTCAAGGTAAGCGAAGCTGGTCGGCAACGAGTCTTGAAAGAGCGTAAGAAGAACGTCCATGCTTTCGTCACTGGCTACCTATATGATGGGAAGGAAGAGCGAAACTACGACATAAGTATTGTTTACAATCCTTATAAATACGACAGCTTTCGGTTACGCTATAGCGACAGATTTGCTGTCCTAATCGCTGACTTTGTATCACTCCAATCGGAGGGCGGTAAAGGAAGTATCCTTGCAGATCGTGATGTGCAATCATACCTCACCTTCCTGCAGTCTGCGTAGATCATCTTTGACAAAAGTATTACACATGGCAACTCCATCACAAAAATCACCTCATCTCGAGGCATTCTTCAAGTCCGTCATGGGCTTTGACCGCAGAGCTTGTATCGAATCCAACCTATGCGTTTCATGCAATCGCCCTGCGTTAACCTTCACTGATGCTCTTTCAGAGAAAGAGTTCACTATCTCTGGCTTATGCCAAACCTGCCAAGACGAAGTCTTCGCTTAACCGAAACAAGCTATGCAAATGCGAACCACAATCACACTCCGCAAGGAATCACACTATGGCTCAACCTTCTACTACGTAGTTGACGAGACCAAGGCACAGCCGATCAGGATGCTGACAGGACGTAAGACCCTGACTGACACTGACATGGCATCACTCAAGACGCTTGGCTTTACCCTCCGCTTACAGGATGAGCAGCTGCCTGTATAGTCTGCGTAGTACAATCAAGACAAAAGTAAATGGCGACTCTGCCGAAAAAAATGTCATCCTCGACACTATTTACCAATACATATCATAACATCATGCTCAACGAAATCCTATCCACCTGCAAGCAACTCAATCGTCTACTCAAGGCGAAAGACCCGTATCATTCCGACATTGTGGCACAGCTACTTGCGAAGATTGAATCACAAATCCCATCCGATAACCCTCAAGGGGTTGACACGGATGCTATAGTAGAGGCTCTCAACAAAAACGACTAAGGCGAAACAAGGCGCAATGCCTTGTCTGCTGGTAACCTTCCAGCACTGACGAGCCTGTCAGCTTACACATAATCAGATATACACACTGCACATGAAACAAGACACATACATCGTAAACACACAACAAAACGGCTGGTCACAAAAGATCACAGACAGCATCAACTCCGTTGAGGACATTGGTCTGAACTGGGACGTTCAGAAGACACCTATGGTGGCACTGCTCGAAGGCAAGTATCCTTTGCCTATTGAATCCCATGTCAGCATCAATCGCTCTGACTCTAACGAGTCTATCGGAGTGGTCGGCTCTGGCTACGAGCCTATCCAAAACTCTCGCATTTGGGAAGCAATGCACCAGTCACTGGAAGGCACGAAGCACGAAGTTGTAGGTGGTGGATACACTCACAACGGTGGTCGAGTGTTCGTTCAGACCAAGGTCAAGGATGAGGACTTCACGGTCAACGGTGATGCCTTCGATAACTACGTTACATTCTACAGCTCACACGATGGCAGCTCTGCCTTTGAGTTGTTTGACACTAGTGTCCGTATGATTTGCCAGAACACGTTCCGTCTGGCGAAGCAGAACGGAGGCAAAGCCTTCAAGCTCCGTGTTCGACACACTCGGAACGCTTCAGTGCGATTCGAGAACGTCATGCAACACCTTGAAACCATCTTCGCCAACCGAAGGGTTGCTTACGGCAAGATGAGCCGCACTGCCGAAACGCCGATGGCTTACCCAGAAATGATTGCATGGGCAACTTCGTTCTTTAACAAGGCGAACAAGCTATCTACTGTAAGTAGTAACAAGGCACACGAATCACGTCGGCTTGCCATCGGTGGTATAGGTAACAATGGTCGAACAGTCTACGACATGTTTAACGGAGTCACGGAGCTACTTACTCATGGTGACCGCAACACATCCAAGGATCGCTCTGCAATCTGGCGTAGCTCTGAGCTAGGAGCAGCAGCTGTGCAAAAGGCAGATGCCTTGGAGCAGTTGCACGATGTTAGCAACCGCATAGCTCACATTAACAGAGGTCGTGAGCTTATTAACACTGGCGAGACTTTACTGTCTGCATAACTGAAACCCCTACTCCCAACTGTCCTGAGCATGACTGTAAAAGGCTCACCTTTTATTATGAAAAATACATCTAACAAATACATTACAAACTTAGACACCCAATTCTATGAGGACACGGTCTTCAACTTAAAGCAGACCATCGCGAAGCTCAAGCACGAGCTGTTCGCTAAGGATGACGTGATCACACAACTAAAATACGATCTTGAAGCAGAGCGTCACGTGAGTGCGCAGTTGGAAGCACACATAAGCGAATTCGAATCACAATTCTAAGCAACTACAATAACACACCTATGAAATACGTAATCAAACTACCTAAGCAATCAGGCTACCTGTGTCACGCAGGCACTAACCGTGTCGTTATATATGACAGCGCAACAAGCTACCCTATCGGGATGGATGTGATGGCGTGTAACGGCGAGCGTGAGGCTCTCGAAGGGGACACCTTTCATGATGTATTCGTGTCTGGCTGGTACGACAACAAAATCGACGAGATCGAAGACCCAGTTGAAAGTCTGCTCGAATACAAGGGACACCATCGAGTTAAGGAAGATGCCACTGTGTATATGTGAAGATTCCAAACCGTTGACAAATAATTCAGAATCCAATATGGAAATATTATGGATAATGCATATACAGAGGTATATCCATACCTTCACTTTCCTGAAACTTGGTTCATGAGCCAAGGTGTTGCATATCGCTAGCTAGTATGAGTCTGACATACTCTGTAACTTTATCATTTGTCTCACTAAAAATTTTATCTATATTACACACACACGGAGGGAAGTATGACAATTCGAAGAAGAGGTAAGAGCTGGCAAGCCGATATGCACATAAACGGAAAGCGAGTCCGTAAATTATTCAAAAGTTTAGCCGACGCAGAGGACTTTGAGTCTAACCTAGAGCATCGCTCTAAGCTAGGGCTGAAGGTCACGCACATACTCAGCACGAAGAATGCGAGCCTAACCCTGAAGGGTCTAACCGATACCGTTTACGAAGCAGTCTGGAAGGACACAGCTAACGGCATCAATGCTCTACGCAATGTAGAATTAATCCAGCGGATTGTTGGCACTAACATTAGGGTTGAGGAAATTAACACGATAGTGATTGATGAAATCATTCAGACCTTAAAGTCGCAAGGCAACAGTAACGGCACAATCAACAACAAGATGTCAGCTATAATGGTATGCCTGAAGTATGCACACGACAGGGACTGGATACAAAACGTGCCTAAGTTCAAGCGATACAAAGCATCCGAAGGTAGGCTTCGATACTTCTCACCTGAAGAGGAAGAGATGATTATCTCTACCAACAAGAGACTAGGTCAAGAAGACTTTGCTGGCTTCGTAAAGGTTCTCATAGATACGGGATTGCGTACGGGTGAGCTTTGCCGTGTCCAATACAAGGACATCGTAAAGGAATCGGGAAGGTGGAAGATGTATGTGTGGGCGAGAGGTCACGACTACAGAACTAAGAACGGAGAGATGCGTATCGTTCCGCTATCGGATGAGGTCGTAGAGATTATGACTAACAAGTGGAATGCGCTTGACACAAACTCTACCCATCCTAGTATAGATAACAGCATCACTTCTATTGCACACCGTAATAGCAAGGCATTCAACTACACTAAATCCAACATACGCACACAATGGAACAACGTTCGTGACATACTAGGCTACATGGAGGACGAGGAGTTTGTTCCTCACCTGTGTAGACACACCTGCGCTACTCGCTTAGTGCAAGCAGGCGTCCCACTACTCGCAGTCAAAGACTGGATGGGACACAAGTCTATACAAGTCACCATGCGCTACGCCAAGCTAGCTCCCGACGCTGTCTTTGACGCTCTCGACACACTCAATAAGAAACGCAGAGGTAACCAGCTGGCTTAGATAATGCCGATTACATGTAGCTAGAAGCACTATGAAAGATCACGAAATCGCCCAGCTAGTAAACGAGCTTACTAAGCTCATGCAGGAAACTCCAGACGCTCAGAAAAGAGCAGTTCTGTCAGCTAAACTCACATGGCCTCTCCGTAGTCGTAACACGGCAATAATGCACTGGAATAACCAGATACATGTGACCAAGTGCCTTCAAAAAGCGATCAAGAGGAAGAATAAGCATATCAAAAGACTTCAATCGAACTCCAGAGCGTAGGCGCGGCTTGCCGTTGCCTATCGTGACTGGTTCTCGGAACCGAATCTAACAATAAACCAAAATCGACATGAAACCAGAAAAACGAAAATTCAAATGCGAGGGATGCGGGAAGGATCGACCATGCTTCGTAGAAACCAATCAAGAGCCATCCACGCTATCGACTCCAGATGAGGATTTGAAGTGCATCTTGGATGAGACGAACCAGACAAGCTACGATTGGGTAGAGGTTCCACTTGTAGAGAACAGGGAGAACACGCCTTGCGAGTAGAACGAGCCATTGTTTACACGTAACCTACTCAACACCAGAACGACTTACTATCGGAGAAAACTCTAAAAATTCTTTGATAGTGAGTTAGGAAGTTCTTTCACTTGACATATCTGAAAAGGGGATGCATACCCGTTCCTGCGCTTATTTTTAATGTTTTTCGGGACAAATTTGTATCACTTTTTGTCACAAATTACCCCCTCAACTTGTGACAAAACTACAGTCGAAATCAACCGAGAGTTAACTTCACGATTGTGACTCAAAACACACCCAAAATGATTAACAAAATGAACTGCGAATGTGGAGGTAAGTTAATTTGAATGCTGGACGAAAAGGAATGAGTGACTTGTGCCAGTTATGTGTCTATAATGCCATCAGGAAGCAGGGCGTGTGGTGGAACGGTAGACACGGTAGACTCAAAATCTACTGTCAGCAATGGCTTGGAGGTTCAAGTCCTCTCACGCCTACCATACCATCGGATTCAAAATCCGTTGCATAATTAAATATCCGTGACAAATCCGTAGGGATTACTTAACTTTTTCTTACTTCACCTACATAACTCCCACTACCATGCAGACAATTCGTGAGACGTTTCCGTCCCAAAACCGTTCGATAGAACAGAACATGCTTGAAAGCGGTGTAAACCGTTTTCGCTCTAAGATTGATTCTAGCAGGCGCAGGGAAAGCGAATGCGAAACTCCGTATGGTCAACGTCTATTGAAGGCAGCACTTCCTCCGTTGGTCGAAGGTCTGGAAGCATGGGAGAAGCAACAAGAGAAAGCACCCATTGCAGGGAACGCTTACTACAAGCTCCAAGAACTTCCTACTAAGACCGCTGCCTTCATAGCGCTTAAATCTATACTAGATTCTATTACACAGAAACGCACACTTGCTTCCTCTGCTGTCCGTGTTGGCGCACTGATCGAAGATGAGATTCGGTTTGCTAACTTCAGTAACCATCCTCAGTGGCAAGGCATACTGCAAGGAGCTAAACGCAGAGAGAGCTATCGTAAGAAACGATACTACCTGATTAAGTCTGAGAAGGGCGAGGCGAAGAAGGGCGAAACGGATGAGTGGAAGCGTTGGGGAACTCGCATCAAGCTACACGTAGGCACTGTTCTCATTGATACAATCCGCACAGCTACAGGTCTTGTTGATTATACCATGATACAAACAGACAAACGAGGACCAGCTCGCTTTGTTACTGCATCTGAAAAGACATCCCAATGGATTGAGGACATGATGAAGGACAACGAATTACTCTGTCCTTTCTGGATGCCTCTATTAGATTTCCCTAAACAGTGGACAGACAAGTGGTCAGGTGGATATGATATTGAGACTGGACTACCACCACTTCCTTTCATTAAGACGAGAGACAAAGCGTTCCTCCGAGAGAACAAAGAGAAGATGACTGATGTTATGAACGCAGTTAATCTTCTACAGAATACACCTTGGCAGATTAACCAACGAGTTCTTAATGTATTACAAGAGACTTGGGAACAGGGCATAGAGGTAGAAGGCATTCCCCAAAGGGAAGACGAAGAGCTACCGCCCTACCCGTCAGATGATTGTGATCCGATTGAGAAGAAGATGTGGAAGCGTAGAGCTGCTGCAATCTATGACCACAATGCTGCCACAAAAAGCAGACGACTCCTTGTGCTTAATACACAGTGGCTGGCTAACAAGTATAGAGGCAAGCAGTTCTACCTTCCACACCAGACAGACTTCAGAGGCAGGTGCTACGCAGTACCTAGCTATGTTAATCACATGGGAGCTGACTTCCAAAAGAGTCTGTTAACTTTTGCTAGAGGTGAAAAGATTAAAGACGAGAACGATGTTCAGTGGTTAGCAATTCACGGAGCTAACTGCTACGGTATTAAAGGAACATTCAATCAGCGTGTTGATTGGGTAGAAGAAAACCGACACAACATTTTTAAGATAGCCAAAGACCCGATGACTCACGTTGATTTGTGGCGAGAATGTGATGAACCATTTCAGTTCCTTGCGTTCTGTTTTGAATGGGCAGATTACATGGCTACAGGTGTAGGCTTCATGACACATCTTCCGTGTGCGATGGATGCCAGCAACAACGGACTACAGTTGTTAGGTGTTCTTACACGTGATGAACCTTCGTGCTTAGCAACAAACGTTGCACCGAGTAACTACCCTCAAGACATCTACGGTATTGTTGCTGACAAAACTATTGAGTTTCTAAAACAAGACGGAGACTCTGACTACGCCGACAAGTGGTTAGCTTACGGAGTAGATAGGTCAGCTTGTAAAAGACCTACAATGACACAAAGCTATGGCTCTACTCTGTATTCGTGCCGTCAATACATCAGTGATTGGTATGGAGAGACAGCACGTAAGCGAGATGATGCACCGTTCGATGAGACTGATAAGTTCCAAGCCACCGCGTACCTAGCTGGTAAAGTTTGGCAAGGCATCAACGATGTTGTTGGTAAACCAAGAGAGGCTATGGCATGGTTACAATCTACAGCTAGAACATTAGCTAACGAAGGTAAGCCCTTCTATTGGGTATCACCAAGTGGATTCCCTTGCCATCAAAGTTACCAGAAGTGGGAGACTAAATCTATTAAGACAAAGCTCGGCGATAAAGTTATGCGTGTTCGCTTCCGTGAGGACACTGACCAGTTGAGTGCTAAGAGACAGGCACAAGGAGCTTCGCCTAATTATATTCATTCGCTTGACGCCAGCATCTTACATACTACAGTCAATGAATCAGCTACCAATTTTAACGTCAGAGATTTTGCTATGGTGCATGACTCGATGGCGACACACACCACTAAATGCAACGAGCTTGCAGCTACCATACGTGATGTGTTTGTAAAACAATTTACACCAGACTTACTTGAAGAGTTGAAAGACTCAATCGAAGATGAGCATGGAGTAAACCTTGAGCCTCTTCCAGTGAAGGGGACATTCAACATAAACAACATATACAAATCGGAGTACATATTCTCATGAATGATACAATAACAACTATGGTGGGTACAGCACGTTACCCTCACGTAAACAAACCGAACACTACGTTCGACCCTGATGGCGCATACTCTTGCGACATCGTAGTAACGGAAGCAGAAGCGAAAGAGTTTGCTGCTAAGGTAGAAGCTATCCGCACCGAAGCTCATGAAATGGAGGAGCGTAAGACAGGTAAGAAGATTCGCCTGTGTAAAGTGTTCCCTGTTACGGAGACTGAAGATGGTCAGTGGATTATCCGCAGTAAACAGAAAGCTAAGGGTAAGAACTCTCGCACTGGTGAAGTGTATGAGTTCAAAGTCAAACTCTTTGATGCACAAGGACAAGCTTGTGATGTTGAAGTAGGCGGCGGTAGTAAAGTGAAGATGGCTATTAAACCTTACACTTGGTACAGCCCAAGCCTTGGGTTTGGTGTGAGCCTCCAACTCAAAGCCCTACAGATCATTGATCTTGTAGCACCAAGTGCTTCAGGAGCTGGAGCTTCAGCATTCGGATTCACGTCCGTAGAAGAAGGCTTCTCTAGCGGAGGTGAGTCTCTCGAAACCGTAGTGGCCGATGGGGACTTTTAGGTCAGGTTTTGAACAACGTGTGGCATCCTCTCTTTCGGGAGAGGGTGTCCACTACACCTACGAAACTGATCGTATCGCTTTCGTAGAGCCTGAGAAGAAACGCAGGTATACGCCTGACTTCTTCTTATCAAATGGGGTCATCCTTGAGGTCAAGGGTAGACTAACGACAGCTGATCGCAAGAAGCATGAGTGGATTAAGAAGCAACATCCTGACATAGACCTGCGCTTTGTGTTCCAAAGAGCAAAGGGTAAAATCTACAAGGGTAGTAAGACAAGCTATGCTGATTGGGCTGACAAACATAACATACCTTGGTGCCAAGGACCAAGTATACCGCAAGAATGGACGACCTAAAAACTATCAACACACACACGAATTGCCCTGACTGCGGAAGCAGTGATGCCTTATGCGAGAACGAAGACGGCAGCACTAAATGCTTCAGCTGTGGGGTATTCAAACCAAATAACAAACAACACACAACAACACACACATCTAACATGACAACAGTTCAAGGCGACTACCAAGACTTAGTAAAAAGAAACATACCACTATCCATCTGTAAGAAGTATGGATACACCGTAGGAGAAAACAGATCGAAGCTCTGCCAGATTGCTAACTACAAGGACAGCACGGGTAAGCTAGTAGGACAGAAGCTACGCTATCCAGATAAATCTTTCGAGACTGTAGGAACGGTGCGCACCTTATTCGGTATGCACCTATTCGGTAAAGGTAAACGCATCACCATTACAGAGGGAGAGATAGATGCGATGAGCGTGTCCACCGCCTTCAATGGTAAGTGGGCTGTGGTCAGTGTTCCATCAGGAGCTCAATCAGCTATGTCTGCTATCAAGCACAACCTTGAGTATCTTAATAACTTTGACGAGATTGTTCTCATGTTTGATATGGATGAGGTAGGTATCGCAGCTTCTAAGAAGTGTGCTGCTATCCTTCCAGTAGGTAAGGCATTCATTGCTAACCTTCCAGCCAAAGACCCCAACGAGTTGTTGATGGAGAATAGAGGCAGTGAAATCATTCAGGCATTTTGGGATGCTACTCAGTACAGACCAGATGGTATCGTAGCAGGTGAGGACATGTGGGACATTGTCAGTAAGACTGAGATTGTAGACAGTGCTTCCTATCCGTTCGATGGTATGAACCGAATCACAAGAGGACTACGTATTGGAGAGATCGCTACGTTCTGTGCTGGTAGTGGTGTTGGTAAGTCTGCGGTGTGTCGTGAGATTGCTTACCACCTAATCAAGAACAACGAGAAGGTTGGATACATTGCCTTAGAGGAAAGTATCAAGCGTTCAGCTCAAGGCATCATGGGTCTATCTATTAATAAGACACTACACCTTGGCACTGAAGTGGAAGAGGATGAGTTGAAGAAAGCATTCGATGACACAATCGGTAGCGGAAACTTTGTTACCTACGACCATTGGGGTTCAATTGAGTCTGACAACTTAATCAACCGCATCCGATACATGAACAAGGGTCTAGGATGTAAGTGGATATTCCTCGATCACGTATCCATTGTTGTGTCAGGGCAGGATGGAGATGAGCGCAAGATGCTTGACATCCTGATGACAAAGCTCCGTTCTCTTGTGGAAGAGGTAGGTGTTGGAATGATTCTTGTTTCGCACCTTAAGCGACCAGAGGGTAGAGGGTTTGAAGAAGGACGAGAGACAACACTTGGACATCTTAGAGGTTCAGCAGGTCTTGGTCAGTTAAGTGATATGGTTATTGGACTGGAGAGAAATCAACAGGACGAAGAAGTTAAGAACGAAACAACCATTCGGATTCTCAAGAACAGATTTAGCGGAGAGACAGGCGTTGCTTGCACTCTCGAATACAACCAACACACAGGAAGACTACATGAAAAAAACACATACTTCGATGCTGACGATACTCAGCCTATTACTAATGATAACGACGCAGGCGAGTCCACAGAAAGTATCGCCTTTATGGGGGGAAGCAATGAACCATTCTAAACCAACAGAGGCTGAGATAAGCAAACTTCTTAAAGCTATCAGGACTGTGGAGACAGGTGGAGAATCTAACCCAACCTATGCTGTAGGTAGACACCAAGAGATTGGTCCGTTCCAAATTACCTATGCCTACTTCGAGGACTCAGGAATCAAAGGCACATGGACACAGAACTGTCTGTATGTTGATCGATCAATAAAGGTGATGCTGGCTTACTGGAATAGGTATGCAAAGCTGCACACACTAGAAGAGTATGCACGTCTACACAATGGTGGACCGAACGGCATGAACAATAGGAACACACTAGAATACTGGCACAAAGTAAAAGCAGAGATGGAGGCAGAACAATGAGAAGGGCTTTCTTCGATATAGAAACGACAGCAGTAGACAACTGGGTTACACTAGATGGTATGGACAAGATACATTGTATCTCTGTTCTATCTGAAGATGACAACAAGTGTATCTCTTTCAGTGGTGATGCAATCAAGGAAGGTATTACTTACCTTGTACAGCACGACGAAGTGGTCGGTCACAATGTGATCGGCTTCGACATCCCTGCTATCAAGAAACTGTATCCATCTATTAAGTTCCCTGTTGTTCGAGACACTCTTGTAATGGCATCTGCTATGTTTGGAGATGTACGATCCACTGACTTACAAAAGCCACAATTCCCTAGAGAGCTTATTGGTAGACAATCCCTCAAAGCTTGGGGCGTTCGTCTTGGTGCGTTGAAGGGAGACTTCGGTGACACTACTGATTGGACTACGTGTACCAAAGAGATGATTGAATACTGCGAGCAGGACGTAGCGGTAACATTCACACTCTATAAGTATCTTATGTCTGCGCAGCCATCGGACACGATGATCAAGATCGAACACAAGTTTGCCGAGCTGATGAAGATGCAAGAGGTACACGGATGGAAGTTCGATATGGATGGGTGCCGTGAGCTTACGAAGGAGATAATGCAAAGACGGGCTGACTTAGAGAAGCAGTTACAAGAAGCGTTCCCTCCGAAAGATGTTCCAACTAAGACTCCAATATGGAAGACTAGTGATGGTCAAACATGGAAGACCAAGAAGCAAGCGGTGGAAGCTGGACACAAATCAGCAGACGTGAAGAAGGACGGATTCAAAACCAAGAAGGTATTGTTCAATCCTGCATCACGTGATCAGATTGCTGAACGATTAACGGAGAAGTATAACTGGAAGCCAAAGCTATTCACTGCATCAGGTAAGCCTAAGATTGATGAGACAGTTCTCAAAAGTATAGGCAGACCAGAAGCTGACATACTGTTCCAGTATCTACTGTGCATCAAACGCCTAGGTCAGGTAGCTGAAGGTCAAGAGGCTTGGCTCAAGCTAGCAGAAGACGGAGTGATGAGAGGACAAGTTGTTACTAACGGCACCGTTACAGGACGTTGCAGTCACAGGCACCCCAACGTAGCGCAGGTGCCAGCGGTAGGAGCAGAGTATGGCAAGGAATGCCGTGCCTTGTTCGGAGCTAGAGCAGGCTACAAGCTTGTTGGCTTCGATGCTTCTGGATTAGAGCTGCGTTGTCTTGGACACTACCTTACACCGTACGACAAAGGTGCTTACGCTAAGGAAGTTATTGACGGAGACATTCACACTCTCAATCAGAAAGCAGCAGGACTAGCTACACGTCCAGAGGCGAAGCGATTTATCTACGCCTACCTATACGGATGTGGAGACCAGCTTCTAGGTGAGATGATAGGTGGGGGAAGCAAAGAAGGAGGACAGCTTCGTAAACGCTTCCTAAGTAAACTGCCTGCTCTGGACAGACTACTGAAGGATGTGAAGAAGACAGCGGAAGGACAGAAGTATCTCAAGGCTATTGATGGCAGGAGACTACACGTTCGTTCCAGTCACTCCGCACTCAACCTATTACTACAGAGTTGTGGTGCTATCCTGATGAAGACAACAAGCTGCTACCTGTATCACAACCTTATGAACTTAGGTTGGACACACGGCAAGGAGTTTGCGTTCGTCGGAAACATTCACGATGAAATCCAAGCGGAAGTCATTGAAGGACGTGAGGAAGAATACGGAAAGCTAGCTGAACAATCTATCAAACAAGCTGGCGATTATCTCAAGTTTCGTTGTCGAGTAGATGGTGAATACAAAGTAGGAAACAACTGGGCTGAGACTCACTAATTATGACATACAGAAATCAACACGACCATACTGGAATGTGCAGTAAGAATGGAGAGCGAGCAGAGAATCTGTTTGCTACTCTTATTGAAAGCCTTGGAGGAACAGCAACTCCTTCAAGTTTGCAGGAACAGTTCAAGGGTATCGACTTCCACGTTGACCTGACTGGTCGTGTTGATGTTAAGTCAAGAGGACGTAACCGTAGAGGTGATGCTTCTCCTGCTGCCGATAAGATATGGCTTGAACTAAAGAACGTACAAGGACGCAAGGGTTGGGTATACAACGAAGCTGACTACATCGCTTTCGAGCGTGAGCATGCGTATCTTGTTATTAAACGCCAAAGCCTATGCAAACTAATTGATAACCTAGTGGACATGGATGACTTTGTTCTCAGTCCTGATGACTGTATGTATAATCTATACTCACGTGTGGGACGTAAAGACTTACTTACTAAAGTACACGTCAACGACCTACTCACCTGTTCACACTACACACTACCAAAACCACATGAAGACAGTATTAATTGATGGAGACGAAGTAGCTTACAAGGCTGCTTTCGTATCAGAGGTTCCAATCAAATGGGACGCAGACACATGGACTCTACACTCAAGTGAGAGAGACATGGGAGACTCTATCGAGACTCTTATTGAACAAGCACTGAAGGATGCACAATGTGACACGACATACGTAGCTCTGTCTGGAGGCAACAACTTCAGACTAGATGTCTATCCAGATTACAAAGCTAATCGAGTAGGCAAACGTAAACCTCTAGGCTTAAAGTTCTGCCGTCAGTATCTGATGGAGAACTATGATGCAGATATTACCGAGACACTAGAGGCTGATGACCTGCTGGCTATACGTGCTGTCGAAGATAAGGACAGCGTGATCTGGTCAGTAGATAAAGACTTCCTCACCGTTCCTTGCAACCTCTTCAGGGAAGGCTCCGTGCAAGTTATTACAGAAGAGGACGCTGACTACTGGTTGAAGTATCAGACAATGGTTGGTGACGTTGCTGATAACTTCAAAGGAGCTGTAGGATTCGGACCCAAGAAGACAACCAAGTGGCTGAAAGATAAGGGAGCCACATGGAAGTCTGTTCTTGAAGCCTTCCTATCCGCAGGACAAACTGAGAAGGACTGCACAACCAACGCAATACTTGCACGTATATTACGCACACACGAAGAGAAACTAAATTGGAAACCAAACTATGAAAACTGAAAAACCTACAACACTACCTGACTCTGGCGAACGCTCTGAGTTTAACACTGGCGCAGTCCGTGACGCTATGAGCGGTAAAGGAATGCCAAGCCTTATACCTATCGACGCACTCCGTGCAGTAGCTAAACGATTTGAAGACGGAGCCACTAAGTATGGACGTGATAATTGGAAGAAAGGGATTCCAGCTTCGCGTTACGTTGATAGTTTATACCGACACCTATGGCAGCTGATGGAGGATGACACCACGGAAGATCACGGTGGTGCTATCATCTGGAACGCTATGTGTCTGGTTCAAACATTGGATTGGGTGAAGCAAGGAAAGCTTCCGAAGGAGTTAAATGACCTATGAGTGACAACTATATGAAAGGTCACGGTGAAACTTTATCACCCATATCGCCTACTTTAATCAAGGAACTAGATTCTGTCTTTGCTGCTAAGGAGTTCTCTCCTGAGAACAGTAAGGATGAGATGATGTATCATTACGGTCAGCGTTCAGTGATTAGATTCTTAAAACACCATCTAAATATCCAACAAGATAATATCTTAAACCCAAAGGAACTATAACATTATGTGTATGTCATCCCCCAAAATACCAGACCCAGTGCCTCCTCCAGCACCGCCTCCTCCTCCTACCAAGACAGCAAAGAAGGCGGAAAACAAAGCTCTTAAGAGTCGAGGTAGTTCTAAGAAGAGAGGAACATCTGCACTTACAGTTCGCAGATCAACCGTTAACACTGGATCGTCAGGCACTGGCGCAAACATAAGTTACTAATACAATGGCAGATAGAGTTCTAACACGAGTTCAAGGTGGAGCCACCGATACAATACATATCAATACTGATAAGTTTGCTGGTGTTAGAACTATGGGTAAGTCTGACGGTTCTACTATAACAGTAGACCGCACAGCCCAAGTCATCGACTCAGACCGTAAAGGGGAGTCTCGTCCGCTACTTACCAAAGTAGTAGGCGGGGCTTCTGCTGC